CCAGAAAACCGCGCCGTGGCGTTTGTATTCCCCGCAGTCGAACAAATACGTTGGATCGCACACGACCCCATTGTCGGCGTCCAGAAATAGAACCTGGGCAAACGGTGAGTGGAGCGTCGCGTAGAGTTTCAGTTCCCAGCCACAGAGGATCCGGCATGGGTGCTGTTTCTCAATCTCACGGGCATCGATGCATTCAACACCGAGCGGTTCAAGTAATCGTTTCATGTAGGGATCCATCTCGGTGTCGCCCAGATACCAAAGCTGGATCGGGAGCGTGCAGCCAAAATGCCGAAGCAGATTCACGTTGACCCAAACGCTCGGAAAGTACTTTAAACCTCCCCCAGCGATGACGATGCCTCGCTCTTGCGAGTAAGTCACTCTGCTGGGCATGAGGTTGTCAATGTACTGGTCAATCAATCTGCGATGGGCTTCAATCGTGTTGTCCCATGTACCCCAGGCGTTGGGCCAAGGTCCTGGTGGACACTGGGCGATCAGTTCCATCATCGCTTCGGGAGTCAGATCGGGATGGGCTTCCATGCAACTAGCCATTGGCAGTCTCCTTGTTTTGAAATCGGCGAATCGCCTGAATTAGATAGATCCCGACCAAAAATCGAGACAACGGAACGAATCGAATGATTGGCACATGCTTTCGCCATCGGTCCAGAATTTCGTCGGCGAGTTTGTCTCGATTGCGAAGGCATCCGAGCACGCCTTGCTGATTCATGGAACTCCGCGTTGCCGAGCAGCCACATTGGACTCGTGGGGGAATGAGCCAACCCAGCCAGACTCGCCGAAGGAAGCTGCGAGTTTGCTCGATGAGGGATTCCAGTTCGGTTCCGACACCTCGCGATGGTGGCTTCACGCACTCCAGTAACTCATCGGTGGGAAGCATGCCGACAAGCGTTCGATACTGAATCGCCTTGCTGCAGGTGACGGAGTTCTTGGTTCGCGGATTTGCTTGCAGGATGCATGCAGCGCAGGCATCCTGGGCGATAGGAACCGGCATCTGGGCCAAATCGGTTGAGATCTGGCAATAGCCATCAACGTTGTGTGGACACTCAATAGGTCTGGTCATATCGCACCTTGCTCGCATCCTGTGTAAATGGTTTGTCCGACATAGGAGCCGGGGCTGGTCGGCTCATCCCCCGCACAGATGCATGCGGCCTGAAGCGGGCCGACCCGAATGATGCACGGATCCGGCACAGCAACGGCCACCCAGCCAAGTCCGTTCCACTGGTAGTAACACGGGCAGCAACACCCACTTGCTGAACCAGAGCTGCCGCTGCCGCCCGACGAGCCACCGCTATTACCGCTAGAGCCATACGATTGCCCTGAACTGCCAACGCCACTGGAACCGACACCACTAGATCCTGGTCCGCTGGATCCTGGTCCGCTGGAGCCAGCGCCACTCGATCCACCACCACTCGATCCGGAACCGGAACCGCTACCTGAACCCGAGCCAGACCTGGACCCGCTTGATCCAGAGCCACTGCCATAGCTGCCACCAGATGGTTTACTGCCAGAGCCGGAGCCACTGGGGCCAGTGCCGCTGGGACCTGAAACACTGCCACTGGGTCCCGATGAACCGGAGCCTGAGCCGGACGGTTTGCTGCCGCTTTGTGATCCCGACTGTGATCCCGACTGCGAACCTGACTGCGAACCTGACTGCGATCCTGACTGCGATCCTGACTGCGATCCTGAACCGGATTGACTGCCGGACCCACTCTGTGAGCCGCTTTGCGAACCGCTCTGTGATCCACTCCCACTTGAGCCGCTACCACTTGGGCCGCTAGATCCCGAGCTACCTTTGGTTCCTGAACTGCCAGCGGAACCACTGCCCGATGAACCGCTTGCTGATGATCCACTACCGCTTGAACCACTGCTCCCTGATGGCTTCGAACCGGATGAGCCGCTTGGGCCACTGGAGCCACTTGGACCTGAGCTACCTTTCGTCCCTGAACTACCTGAAGATCCGCTTTGCGAGCCACTACTCGACGAGCCACTGCCGGATGAACCGGAGCTGCCAGATGAACCGCTCGAGCCCGATGATCCGCTGCTGCCTGAGTAGCCACTGGAACCAGAGTATCCGCTGCTCCCTGAGCTGCCGCTTTGCCCGGAGGGGCCAGAGCTTCCTTTGGATCCAGATCCGCTTCCGGAATTCGAACCGGAGGATCCACTGCTACCACTCGATCCCGAAGAGCCGCTTGAACCCGATGAACCTGACGAGCCACTAGAGCCCGAAGATCCAGAGGAGCCAGATGTGCCCGATGAACCACTGCTCCCCGAAGATCCACTCGAGGAAAGCTCGCAGCAAACGATGGCGTAGATAGGCAGGTCGGCAAACCCCACATAACGCATGAGGTAACGACCCATCTTAGGAAACTCACAGCTAGATACCGCATACAAAGGTTCTCCATCAATCATCCCAAGGAAATGTCCAAGTTGGCGTTTGGGGCCTTGCCCGGATCGTTGTTGCGCACAGGTCGCTGCATACACCGGCAGGCCTTCGACCGAGCCATTTACTGAAGTGGCGATGTAGCGACGTGAATACAAGGTCATTTGTTAGCATCCACCACCTTGCAGTTAAAAATCGTGCTCCATGATTTGGTGGCGACGTCAAACTTCTGGACGACGCCTGGGTAGTAACCGTTGCCGTCTGGAATATTGCTGGTGATGAAGACGATCTCTTCGTAGTTGGCATCATCGAAACGAATCACCGCCCATCGCACCGTGCCCGAGGATTCGATCCACAGCACCGATGCTGGTCCGTGTGGAACGCTGCGTAAGTAGCCGTTTTGACCGGTCACAGTTTCCGCACAGGCGTACGCTGTAGCACCCACGGAAACTCGCGTGATGACGCAGCCTCCGAGCGCTGCGGTGCCAATGAAATTGTTCTTGAGCGGTTCTAGTAGCACACCAAAGCGTGGCCCAGTGCCAGCACTTGGAACAAGACCTTGGAAGCTGACTTGGCGTTTGAATTCGGTGAGATTGGCCGCTGGGGTGATGATTGGAGTTCCGAGTGCCACAACGGAGAAGCGATCCAGATCGACACCGGTTTGGTTGCGTACTTTGGCGAGTGTCGTTTGACGCGACGTACCTTCGTCGTTCGATCGTTGATCGTGCCGCTGGTTCTTTTGCTGTTGGGACAAATCCACCAAAGCATTCCAGGCTTCCGCCGGAATCTTCAGCGGATCCCCTGGTAGCACTTTGCGGAATTGGTCTCCCATCGATTACACTCCGATCCCAAGGCCACTGAAATCGCCGTATGAATAAACCTGCTCGACGTAAGCAGAAACCGGTCGTTTAATGAGTGCCTTGGCTGTCGAGTCTTCATCATCGATGAATCGAACCCAGAGGTATTGCCATCCTTCTTTGGCAATTCCGGTGATGCTTCCCAGAGAAAGGCCGGCCACGTTCGGACTGGCGGCAAACCGGAACGTAATCTCCCAATCGTCCAGGCCACGCTTGGATCCGCTTGCTCCGAGAAACAGCACCTCGCCTTTCGCAAATCCCTTGAATCCCGAACCATTTACTTTGCCTGTGAGATTGAACAGGGCAAGCTTGTACGCTCCGGTGACGAGTGTTTTGTCGATGTAGTGGGTTTCAGTGAAATTGAAAACGGGGACCGTGATGTCGGTCCCTTCAACCCGATCGTCGGTGACTCCGATGGCACCAAAGAAATCCGGAGCAACGAATCCTGCTGCCGAGTACTTGCCGACATTTGCAATGCTCTGGGTCGTATGTTGCGTGCCACCACCGGTATCAAACGAGTACTGCGATTCGCTTTTCCATTTGACGTAACGTGCGGTTCCTTCCCAGACACCGTTTCCTTGGTGAACGATGTGATAATCGTCTAGGAAAAGATCTCCAAACTTTGCTGGAATCGTCGAGGCCATTAGGCCTTTAGCCGTGGCGTAATCCTCGGTGTTCATGATCATGTAGATCAAGTCCGCACTCGGATTGTCCTTGCTTTCGCTGATATCCTTGGAGTCAAAGCGTTCGACGATAATTGGCTGAGGCATCTGGTTCTCCTATCCAAAGACCAAACCACCACGGTCGGCTTGCTGGACGAGTTTCTTGGTGTTGGAAGCGACTTCTTCGCTAGCACGTGCGGTTCGTTCGCCTAGCGAATCGGATCCAAGGTTCATGGCTGCGATCGGGTTAAATGTTCCGACCACATCCGTCTTTTTCTTGGTCTCGGCAAGCGATTGATCCATACTGCCTAGGTCTGGCAAGCCAAGACCGGATGACGAGAATTTGCTGGATGACCCAGGAGAGGTTTCCGAGCGTTTCTGCGCTGCTTCGCCGATCGCCGATTTCCATTCGCCCTTGGCCTTTTCGAGTTCTGCTGCGGAGTCAGCCAATGCCTTCTGATTTGCATCGGCTAAAGCAGACTGCTCTTGGGCTTGCATGTCTGAGAGCGCCGACTGCGCCCCTTGGCGATCTTGCTCGATTTGATTGCGAGCCTTTTGGCGTTGTTTCTCGCGATCGAGAATGGTTTGGTTTTGAGAGTTGTTGATCAACTCATCCTGTCGAGCGATCTCATCGTTGATCTTGGCGATCTCGGATTCGGCATTCGTATCCCCAAAGAGACCTTGAATGCGGGCCCAGACCTTTTGAAAGAACCCGCTGAATCGATTCCATCCCTTTTGGAGCAGGCTGATGAGAACAGTCCAGCTATCGGCGATGAAGTGGGTTGTTTCTAGCCAGCCGGTTTGTAGTCCTGCCCACGCGTCGGTCATTAGACCTGCGACGCTATAGACCGCGCTTTGGAAGATACCGATGAAGAATCCTTTGAAGTCGAGCCACTTAGACTGCAGGAATGCGACTCCACGTTGCCATTCCATTTTGAGGGTGAGCCACAGGATTTTGCCTGCCAGTGCGATATCTCCGGCCGCCAGCGCATCTCCGATCCCTTGCCAGGCAGCGAGTGCGGTGTCTTTGAGTTCATTGAATCGATCCCCCAGCCACTGCATCGCTTGTGTGCCGGCACCCGTGGTGTAGACAAAGTATCCAACCAGTGTTGCAAGACCTGCGATGGTCAGCCCAATCGGAGAAAGTAATGCTGCGATCGCTGTTCCGAGGATTGCGACCCCTTGGCCGATTCCCACAAGAACACTTGCGGCAGCGCCGAAGACAGTGCTAAGTCCAACCGCTGCAGCGCCGAGGGCGACAATTGCCGCTCCACCGGCCGCGATCGCAATTCCCACCTTGAAGACCGTGACGATCAAACCTTTGTTGTTCTTGATCCAGTCGCTAGTGGCCACAACGATTCGAACTGTTGAATCGATCATTGCCGATAGAACCGGCTCTAATGCGGAGCCGATGGTGAAGACGGTCTTCTTAAGGACTTTCCACAAGACATCGATGCGATCTCCGAAGGCCTCAGCTGCTTGGGCATCTTCGGTGGCCATAGTCAGGCCCAGATCGCGAGCTTGTTGCTGCAGCTCTTCGATTCCTTTGGCACCACTCGAAAGCATCGGCAGTAACTGCGTGCCCGATTTACCAAAGATCGCCATCGCTGTCGCAGTCTTCAGCGTTGGATCGGTGATCTGTGACATTCGATCTGCGATCAATTTGAACTGTTCGTCAGGCGATAGTTTTGACAGCTGCGCAACACTGAGCCCAAGCGATGCGAGGGTTTCTTGGGCCGATTGCGATCCGGACGCCGCTTCGAAGAGCATCTTCTGCATCTTTTTGAGCGAGCCCTCGAGTGTCCCCATATCAGCACCGGATTGCTCGGCAGCAAACCCCAGTTCCGAGAGGGCTTCGACCGACACGCCAGTGCGCTGGCTCATGTCGACCATATCGCTGCCCATGTCGGCAAAGACCTTGGCAGCGCCGGCCAGTGGGGTGACGATCCCTGCACCAAGCATCGCCATTTTGGTCCCGATTCCTTGGAGGCTTTTACCGAATGCGTCCAGTCGCTTGGCAGCGTCATTGAGCCCCTTCACCAGACGAGAGTCCTTGGTGTAGAGCTCGATGTAGGCTGCGCCGGCTTTGATGTTGGAACTGGATGCCATCGCTATTGGATCTCGCTTTGCCGATCAATGAAAACATGCTTCAGGGCTCCGATCCCAACCATCGTCCGAGGTTGAGGTCGTTTCTTGCCGTGCGGATTAAAGTCCGACGGATGGTAGATTCGCGATCGCTTAGCATCGCGATGGATGTTGGCCAGCATTGCCAAGATGCTGGACGTGTGATTCCAGAGAACTTGGCTGCGTGCTTCTCCCATCGCGATTAGCTCTCGGAGACTGAATGGTCCGGGATCGACGCCGAGGACTCCTGCCAAGTGCCAGACGAGCTGATCCACTTCTGCGCTTCGGTCTCGGGGTTGATCGAATCGAGGATCTTCTCCGCGTGATTGAGGACCTTGTCCCGAACCGCTTTGCCCGCTTCGATCGCTTTGCGGAGACTCGCCCTCGCGCGGGCATCGGGGAAAAAATCGATTAGTTCCTCGACGAATGCATCGGCAGCTAGTGTGATCACATCACCCGCCAGAGCCCGTCCGAAGTCTTCATCGGTGATCGACTGCTTGTCGGCCTGATCCTTGCAGAGGCAATACAGTACATCGGCCAAGGTAACGGGATCGGAGACCAGTTTGGAAAGTGACTTAAACCCATCGTCAACCAAGGCATACAGGTCGATCCCAAGTAAACCACGGATCCGTTTGACCGCCGTGACATTGATCACGACTTCCCATGTCCGCCGCGAGTTGTCTACAAAACTGTGCATATCGAATATCCCTAAGATGAAAGTGCAGACTAAGGAATGGTCATCCACGATGGCGGGTTCAACGCATACGTGGGTTTGGCGGTGACCGAGACCGTGATGGCTTCTTCCAAGGCTTCATTGCGTGAGAAGCTGGCGATGCGAAACGTTGCCCTCAATCCCTGAGAACCACTGCTTCCTGCCCCCGTGATAAGTCCATCCATCACGGCGAACTCAAGTGTGGTGTTATTGAGGAACGCATCGCGAATGGCGGTGAAATCGGTGTCGACCGTGTCCCAAACCATCTCGAATTCGAGCGAGGCATCCTTGAGTGTGCCCACCGTGGCACGCCAGCCGTTATTGGCACGGGTGGACACATCCGCCTCTCCGGTTTCGAGATTGAGGGTTAGATCTCGCACATTTCCGATGATGTCCCATACAGGGGTGGCGAACGTCCCTGTGTTTCGGTAGAGCTTTGCATCGAGTCCAAGTTTGGCTGGCATTTCTTTTTCTCCTTATCGAATGCTGCCTGCCCACATGGGCGGCAGACGGTCCTTAACTTTTTCCAGTGCGGGTCCCATGAACGGTCGTTTGGGGTAACGCTCTCGACGGAACCTGCCTCCAAACTCGTGAGCCTTGCCCGCAGCACCAATTACATCGAAGTCCGGTCCGATGAGGGCGCGACCACGTTGTTTGTCCAATGCGTACATGATCGAACGCTTGAGCTGGCCGCGACGTGTGTTGGGCGGGCTGCCAGGCATGGAGGCCTTTTTGCCCCGTCGAATGGAACGACGAGCGATCAAACGAATCGCAGCAGCTGCATGACCAAGACTTTTGAAGTTGCCTTGCTGCGCTTTGCGTTTGACCTTGTCGATCGATTTTTTCGTGGTGACTTTGACTGCGATCATGGTTGTTCTTACGGTGCCGTGAATCCTTGTGCGTTGACGTAAACCGCAGCACCGGTGGTGATGCATGCGAAGTTCAGCGCTGTTGCAGCCGTGGTCTTGAGTGGGTTCTCAAAGATGATCTCCGCCATCGGTGCATTGGCAGGCAAATGACCTCGCCAGATGATGGTGGCACCATCCTTGAGCACGATTTCCGTCGCGACCGCCGAGTTGTTCGAGAGTTGCATCGAGCAGATGTAGCGACGCAGACCAGCGCCGGCGGCTGCTGCGATGACCACATCGGTCGTGTTGATCACGCCACCAGCAGCCGACGCATAGGCCCATTCGAGTTCGGGGATTTGCCAGGGGCGCGTTACCAGTACACCCTGCAGCGTGGAAACCAAGTCGGCCACATCACCCGTCGCGACGCTCGCATACGCTGCGGTCAGAGCACGAGCAGCCATACGAACCGGGTTACCTGCGACCACTGCATCGTGGGCCGCTTGGCCAGCGACGTTCGCCGTTACCGTTCCGATGTTGGTCGTGGTTGCGGTCGCGCCCGTAAGGATCACCCCCAAGCCTTGTCCGATGACCGTTTGGCCACGACCTGCGGTGATTTCAGCAGTGAGTTCTGCGTAATCCTGGCAGTTGATGAACTGGGATTGAAAATTGATCGCTGCGGGTGCGGCAGCAAGTGCAATCTGTCCCGAACCAGTAACGTATACTCCGGAGAAAACGGTTCCGGTTAGGTCAATCGTGTTGGCATCGATCACCGTTGCTGCGTAATTACCACGCAAGACCGCGCCGTTATTGGTGACCCCGTTGAGGTATTCAACCCAAATCGTCGGCGTTCCGGTGTATCCGTGTGCGGTCGACGTAAGGCGAATAACGTTTCCTGGGCCGGCGATCGCGCCCGAAACCGCTTTAAACGCTTGATGATTCATCGAGCGAATACGGATCTTGTAGACTGCGGTTGGATCGGGAATCTGCTGATGCCGAACATACGAGTTCGAGCGCCCACCTGTCGAATCCATCGCCCTGGAGTGGAAATAGCATTCGTCGGAGAACGGTTCGAGTTCGAGAATCGAATAGGTAGCCGTCGAAACAATCGCGGATGCTGCCGATGCGATAGGAACCAAACCACCGTTTTGGACGCTGTAGACCATGTTGGTCACGGTCGTATTGGCAGCACCACCGATGTCGATGTTCAAGCAATGCTTGCCATCAGGGATTCCAGTGGTTGGATCGACCGAGATGGCTTCGATGATGTGATGCGTGTTGGCTTGCCGCGTTGCGCCCGACTGGACCGCAATCATGGCTCGGAATGGAATCGTGAACGTTTCCTTCGAGAGCAGCTCGGCATATCCACCCGCGGTTGTTCCAGATCCGATGGTCAAAACGCCACCGGAGACGCTCGCCGTTGATCCACCGCTAGTGGTCAGTTCCCAAAGGTCCGTCAGAGTTCGAGTCCAGGAATCGCGGAACTTCTTCTGGATCGATTTGACTTTGAACATGTCATCCACGTCGTCCAATCCAGGAATCTCACGGGTGACTCCTCGCGAATTGGTGAACTGCATGCGGAATGGGCCAACGTCTCCGGTGGTCATCGGTTATCTCCAAAGGCGGAAGGTAAGGGTCAGGACGCTGGTGAATTGACGGAGTTCTTGCAAATGATCTTGGGCGTAAACAGGTGTGTTTTCGACATTGGTACAGCGAGCCCCTGGGTAACTCGAGAGTGGATTGGATCGAAAGTAGTCGCCGATCTCTTCGACCAATCGCATCAGCGAATCGATCAGTTCGATTTGACTGTTGACTTTCTTTTGGACCGCGACATCGATTTGGTAATCGAAGTTGTCTCGCGAACGATCGAGTGACGAACTGGTGATCCCTTTGGGGACGACAGTCACCTTCAAATCGGACATCGATTGCAGATCGAATACTGGCAGGTAAAGCCGCTGCGCTGTGAACGTTTGAGTGAACGTGTTACCGTTCAGCTCGGCGGTCACTGCATCTGCGATTGCGACGATACTTGCCGACATCACTCAATTCCGATCTGTTTGGTGTGGATACGAAGGAGTCTTCGGTGCGGGTCCGACCATCGCCAGTGCGGCTCGCTTCCCGGAGTCATCACCTCGTAGATGTAGACCTTGCCGTTTTGGGTTTCGCGGATCGTGTCGCCACGTTCCGGCAGTACCTGCGATGCGGCGATCACCAAGTCGGCAGGTTGAATCAAAAAGTCACGGTCGGTCCACTGCATGTGAACGCCACCGTATCCATCTTCGAGTTTCAGCAGCGTCCGACCGATGGTGGCCGACACGCTTGCCTGATTCGCTCCCCTCACGTAGACCACGGTGCTCGAGGCATGGGTCTTGAGCTGATTGGCGAGCCACTCTTGGCCATCGCGAAGCATGTCGGCCATGGCGATGCTCCACTTAGGTCTTAATGTCCGGTGGGGTCTTACCGTTTTGTTCCATGAGCTTGAGCAGCTGTTGGTATTGGTCGAGCAACTGCTTGAACTGGTCATCATTGAGCAGGGGGTTCCCTCGGGACTTCCGTGCATTTCGGATGGCCTGCAGTACGAGCGGCAATCCATACTGAAGTCCCAAAAGCAATAGAATGCTCGAAGCAGCCGAGGTCGCGACCAAACCGCTTGGAGTCCACTGCGGACCGAGTGGCAAGCGATCCCGCAGCAAACCGGAATCATCGGGCTCCTGAGGGGCTGGCTTGATTCGTGGGCGATCGACAATGGAATCGATCACGTCATCCTGCACTTGTGCTTGGGCCAGCAAACCCAGCGGCCATTGCAAAGGTTCACCAAGTGTCGTTGACGGAACTTGGACGATCTCATCGGTTTCAAGGCTTTCATCGGTTTGGTAACTCACTTCGCGAGCTCCTGCAGGCAAGCCTTCCAATGTGGCTGGTAGCTTGCCTCGCATCGCGCTGAGCAAGAACGGCGTCGATTGGCCAAGCCCCTCGCCACCACCAGCCCAGGTCAGCAGGCCGACAACGCGGGGCCCTTCATCGGTATAGTCGATCAGGCTCGAACCACTGCGACCTCCGATGGCTTCGGGTTTCCACGAGAGGATTTGACCTTCCTTGCGATTAAGCCTGATGACTTGCAAGCTTGGCCATTCGCACCGGGGACATCCGAAGGTCGTCACCGACGATTGGTTGCTGGGGTAGCGATCCGCCAGCGGGATCGGATCGACATCCTTGGCGAACGCTGGGTTGCACTTGAGCAAGGCGAAGTCGACGCTGGTCCCTTTGCCATATCCCGATGCGACGATCGTACCGGTGCCTTTTTCGCTGCTACCGTTGGTGTTCCATCGTTCTACGTTGACGGTTCGGCCACGCGTGGTACCGGCGACATGCGCGTTGGTGAGTACGATCGCGTTTCCCTCGGGCGTGCGACCGACAACCGTGCCGCTTCCGCAAACACCACTGATCGTAACGCGAACGGTGGCCCGGACGACTTGATCGAACTGATCGCCAGCAATTCCGTTGGCCGTTGCTTTGGGTGCGTTATCAACCAGTGGTAATTCTTCTCGAAGCGGATCGATGACGATCGTGCCTCCGGTTGCTTGACCGGTTTGGCATTTGCCATCAATGCAGATCCTCTCTTGGGCGAATGAAACGGTGGCAATGCAAACAGCCACCAGAGCTACCAACGAATAACACTTGGTTTTCATAGTGATTCCTGCGAATGAATGAGATTCAAAGTGTGGAAATGTGAACCCAATAATGGATTACTGACTGAGTCGAATTCGAACGGTGGTATCTGCGGAGGCCGCAGCGCGAACCACCTTACCGATCGACTTATTCCCTGCAGAGGTTGTCGTTACGACGTTGTTGGTATCGTCCCAGTACAGGATGGTCCCGACTGTGAACGCGACACCGGTGTTTTTGTTGAAGTCGAAAATCCCATCGACTGCGAGCGAGCCCAGTTCGCCAGCTGCTAGCGGACGAACAGTAACGCCGACGAGATCCCCTTGGACCACCACATCCCCGGAGGCAATCGCGCCTGCGGGTGTGTGATCGATGTAGTGACCTTCTTGAATGAACGTTGCCTGTGGCATGATTGGCTAAACCTCAATTGGTGGATCGGATGAAGGAATGAACGACGTGCCGAGCGAGGTTTATGCCTCACCCTTGCACTTGATGGCTGCGCGTGGATCTTGCAACGCACAACCGAAGTCGTGGTAACCACGCATCTGGACACCGAGTACATTGAAGTCTGCATCGGCGGTCTCGATCGTTGGAGCTTCTTGGCCGTTCAGGAACGCGACCTCGATCAGGGGCAGATCATTCGGATCGGTGATTAGGTACCAAGCCTTCGACGAATTGCCGGTGTAGAGGGCGTTGGCCAAGTACCGGCTGACCTCGACTCGGAACTTACCGACGTGCGGGTTCGAGATGGGCATCCGTGCGTTGGCCGTGTTATCTCGCATCTCCAGCGACTTGTAGAGCTGTGTTCCAATCGCAGCAAGCGCGGTGGGAACAAGAACGATCGCTGGCATGGTCCCAATCGGCTTGCCATCGGAATCAACCAGGTCGTAGTAGGCAACTTCGGCCTTGGTCAATCCGTCGATCGAGAGTACCGTGTCGGTCCCCGATAGGAAATTCTTGTTTCCTACCGTGAAGAATGCCGCGTTGTTCATGAACACCGTCCAGAACACATCGTTGATCTTCAGACCCGAACCTCGTCCAAGCTTCCTTGGTACCGTCGTGATCGCACCGAGATCGTCGTTGATGATGTCGCGTCGATCGATGGCCATCATCAAGCCATAGGTGTCGGCTCGGTTGGTGTAACTTTCGTTGCCAAGGTTGCCGTGCTTGAGCTCACCCCCTGGTGCAACCAGTTCGTATTGGTCCTTACCGATGAGCCGGTAGCTGGTAACGGTCTTGAAGTCCGAGACGTTTCGAACCGCACAGATGTTTCGCCAAACTCGCTCGACGCTGTAGAACCCGTCCAAGAGAAACTTGTTGGCTACGTTGGAGAGAATCCCACCGATGTCGATGTTGCTCACCGAGCTGGCTTCGATGGAGTTACCGAATGCGGCTCGCATCACGGCGCGGTGATCGCGGAAGTTGCGTCCGGAGTATCCATTCGCCCAGGCGGCTTCGAGGAGCAGCTCTTGCAGCCCGATCCCGCCTCGGAATCGCCGGGCTGCCAGATCGAGCGATTGCTCATCGGCCACTTCTTCGACGTTGGAGAGGCCGGCTGCTAGGAAGCAAGCTGCCTCCAGAACGGGTGCGTTGATCGTGTTGTTCTGCACATGGATGGCAGGAACTGCGGGGCGCGTGGCTCGGATCTTTTCGAGCTCGGCCTTTTCCAGGTTCCAGCCTTCACGGATCGCACGAGCTTCTAAGCTTGGGAGTGCACCGTTGTAGATACGCCGAATCCCGGCGATACGATCGAGCTCGGTTGCATGAGCAGCACGCATCGCTTCGATTGCTGCGTTGACCTCAGGCTGCGTGGTTACAGGTTCCGGTGTTGCCGGATTGGGAACGACCGGTGCAACAGGAGCTGCGTTGGGATCGTCTTGAGTTTGGGTTTGCGAATCGTCCATGTCTGGTTCTCCAGGGGTTGCAGATGCCTGAGCTGCGACACTCGCGCTCGTTGCTCCGTCGGCACCAAGGTCTACGAAACTGATTTCACCAAGCGAGGACTTGCGGACTACGTTTACCGGACCGCTGTACTGCGTCCCGTTGACGGTGACCTTTTGCCCATCCTTGACGAATTCGAATTCATCAACGCCAGCGCCGACTGAGGCCTGCCAGGGGAATCCGTTCTTGGAACTCACCACGACTTCTCGTGCTGCCGGTGTATCGCGAGAGACGATCCCGGTGGCGATCAATTGTCCACCTTCAACTCGGATCGCATCGGTATGGCCGACACCCGAGAGAGGATCGTGACCGAAACGGATCGGCCTGGCCTGCGATGGGATCGATAGGCCGGCCAGATCGATGATGACTGGGTAACGCCAACCAGCGACTCGCATCGGGCCACCGGTGTAGGCGACCATGCGAAACTTAGGGAGCGACGCTGCGGACGAACCGTCGACTGCCGCATCGATGTCGAAGACAGCCGTTGCGGAAATACTCAGTTGGCTTTGGTTTTGCTGGGGCTTAAGCGTCATCGGCAGGGACCTCTTCGTCTTGGACATCGGCGTTATCCTGATTCGTGGTGGGAGTAACGGACTCGGTCGCTAGACCAAGCTCCGACATAAGTGCGATTTCCTTAGCTCGCTGGCGAAGCTGTGTTTCCCAGTCTTGGCCTCGCTTGGCGTATTCATCAGCCAAGGTGGTGGTGTGACTAGCTAATCGCGTGGCCTGTGCGTTGGCTTCCTTGGCTGGATCCACATGCTCATGACCGTCCCAAAACCATTGGTGTGGCCACTGAGCAAATGGACCAAGTCCGGTTGGAAGCAATCCAGGCAGAAGAGCGGCTTCGTCGAGCCAAGCAGCAAGAAGGCGATCGAGAACGGCTCGTTCAAGATGCGATTGCTCTACTCGGATCGCCTTGTAATAGGTTTGATGGTCCAGGCGACCAGAAGCGTAGTTGTAGCCCGAGCTGTTACCCGCCGCGATGTTGAACAGTGATCCGAGAGGCGGATAAAGAGCGAACAACTGAAGACGGGGCTATTGGGTCGCGACCCAGCCCTTTT